TAGATTATTGTAAACGCGCTAGGCGCACACTTTTAGTTCTTAGGGGGCTAGATGGTATTAACGGCAAAGCAAGAGGCTTTTGCTTTAAAGTATGTCGAGTGTAGTGATGCCTCTGCATCATATAGGCACGCGTATAACTATGGAAAGATGAAGCCTGAGACTATTACCAGAAAGGCTCATGACGTTGTTAGAAACGGCAACGTAGCGGCAAGGATCGACGAGTTAAGGTCGATAATGAAAAAGACCGCCGATACCAAGTTTACCATTACCTTAGAGCAGCGCCTCAGATGGTTAAAAGATATTGCAGAGGCTGGGCTTGAAGATATAGAGGATCAGTCGGGAATATCAAGACGGCAAAACCTAGCGGCTGCAAATTCAGCAGTGGCAACATTGAATGCTATGCTGGGTGTTGACGAAGAAGGTGGAAGCGTTAAGCCTGTTAAAGTGGTTATAGGTGTTAAAGATGCCTCTAGACCTTAACTACCCTCAAGATGATTTCTACCATCTTAATAAACCATTTCGTGCATTCGTGGGTGGTTATCGCAGCGGCAAAACATTCCTTGGTTGCGTTCGATTATGCGTCCTTGCTCTTGAATACCCTTCTATACGGTTAGGCTACTTCGCTCCCACATACCCGCAGATACAAGATATATTTTACGGGACAATATCTGATGTTGCGGAAGCGTTAGGTATGACGGCGACTGTTGCCACATCAAAAAAAGAAGTAAGCCTTTATTACTATGGCGACCTTCATGCTGTCATTAAGTGCCGATCAATGGAGCACCCGCAGAGAATTGTTGGTTTTGATATTAACCATGCGTTGATCGATGAAATTGATTGCATGAAGAAGGGTAAGGCTGACCAGGCATGGAAAAAGATTGTCGCTAGACTTTCATCGAAAGGTTTTGATGAGCATAGGCTATATGATGAGGAAATGAGCGCTGAATTGGTTATTGAGGCGCTGCAAGAGAATACGGTTGACTTCACTACCACCCCGGAAGGGTTTAATTGGATACATGACCTATTTGTTAAGCAGTTAGCGGATAATGAAGAGCTAAAACCTTATTATGGCATTGTTCATGCTTCGACTAGACAGAACGCGGAAAACCTACCTATTGATTATATCGATAAGCTATATGCTACATACCCCGCTAACCTGGTAGAGGCTTACATTGATGGGCGCTTTGTTAATCTACAGGGCGGCACTGTATACCGTCAATTTGATAGAAGATTAAACCATAGCGATGTTGTTGAGGATGGATCGGAAACGCTGCATATCGGGATGGATTTTAACGTAGGCAAGATGAGTGCGGTTGTTCATGTAGAGCGAGATAGAAACCCAATAGCGGTAGATGAATTTTTCGGCATGCTAGACACGCCAGATATGATTCACCATATTAAGCAAAGATACCCTAGTAGAAATATACGCGTTTACCCCGACAGTTCAGGCAAAAACAGAAAAAGCCAGAACGCCAGCGAAACCGATATGACACATTTAACGGCGGCGGGGTTTAAGTTGTTCTATGACAGTACTAACCCTTTTGTTCGCGATAGAGTGAATGCAGCTAACGCCATGTTTTGCAATGGTAAGGGCGAAAGGCGATACATGGTTAATACAAATAAGTGCCCAAGATATACCGATGATTTAGAACAGCAGGTTTACAATAAGCAGGGCGAGCCAGACAAGGCGCACGACCACGATCACATGAATGATGCAGCAACGTACTACATCGCGTACAATTACCCTATAATTCGGCCAATAACCAAAGTTAGGCACAGGCAGCGACTATGATACTGAATACTAAATACACAGAATACGCGGCTCGTTACAAGCGGGTGCGTGACGTTGTGGAGGGTGAGTACAGATTAAAGGCTTTTGATCTTTCTGCACTTGCTGCCTCGGTTAGTGATGAGTCAAAGCTACCATCGACTAGATACCTTCGGCCTTTAAGTCCTAACGACAAAACCAATTACAATGTAATGAGGAATCAGGGCTATATTAACGGCGCTCGATTCTTCGGGGCTACAGCTAGAACGTTATCAGGTTTAATGGGTATGTTGTTTCGTGCTGATCCAGTATGGCCAGAATTTGATGCTCGAATGGCTTACCTTGTTGATAATGCAGACGGCGGCGGTCTTAGCTTAGACCAGCAAAGCCAGTTAGTAGCATGGAATACAGCACAGATAGGTCGTCACGGTCTTTTGTGTGATATGCCTAGAGCTAATGACGGCAAAGAAGTTACGCGTGCTGATGTGGATGCAGGTTTACGCCCATCTATACAACAATACACTGCGGAGAATATCGTGGACTATAACGAGTCCATTGTTAATGGCTCGAAAGTATTAGATTTGCTTGTGTTGCGAGAGAAGAGAATTAAGTTTAACGACAACAAGATTGATCGAACGGTTGATACTGTTTACAAGGTTTACCGCCTTAGTGATCTAGGTGTGAGCGTCCAAATGTATGACGGCGAGGCGGGAGCTGAGGCGACAGGCTATGGTTCTGCTATTGGTGAAGAGATAGGTGTTACTGGTGGCGGTAATGTGAAGCTTGAAAGAATACCATTTTCTTTTGTTGGCTCGATAAATAACGACCCATCTTATGACTTGCTACCACTTGAGCCATTAGCAGATACAAATATTGGTCATTATCAAGAATCGGCAAACCTTCGATCTACGTCATACCAATTAAGCGCCGCACAACTGGTTATCTCAGACGACAAATACCAAAGAGCTGTAGACGGTGAAGAGGAAAGCGCAGAAGTTGGGACGGGCGAAGGCGAGGCGATAATACTAGGCAGCGACGGTAGCGCACAGTTCATATCACCAGACCCCAACAATATATCAGCTAGCCTTATGGAGAAGGACGAAGAGCGCATGGCGGCTTTAGGTGCGCAGCTTGTAATGAGTGGCGGCCAAGCTGAAACGGCAGAGACGGCTAGAATTAAACGTGCTTCGGACGTGTCTACCCTTGAAAACATCGCAATTAACATTGCCGATGCTTACGATAAAATGTTTATGTATTGTCATATCTTTATGGGTATGGATTACAAATACCTGGGTAAAACCGAGCTCAATCGTGAGTTTTACGATACTAAGCTAACAGCGCAAGAAATAGATGCTCAATTCAGACTATTGCAGGGCGGCGGCATATCTAAGCGTGCGTTTGATCTTAAAATGCAGCATGGCAAAGCGATACATGGATCAATCGACCTGGAAGAAATGAACGAAGAGATCGACGAAGAGGTGGGCGTAGACTTTGACGAGGTGACACCATCGGGTGCTACTATAACGACTCGAGAACAGTGATCTATTTTTACATGATAGGCACGGGCGAAATAATTAATCAATTTACGGTGCATTGATGCCTAAAACATCAGACGAGCTAATCGCGATCGACGTACGTAACCAAGTATTGCTTGAGCGTTTAAAGGTGGGCGAGCATAAGAAGTTTGCGCCATATCTAAAACGTATAGAGCGTGCGGTTCGTATTCGTCTCAGTGATGAGGGCGAGACTATAGCGACTAAGAAGGCGTTAAACGTTGTTTTATCTGATATTGAGCGTATCCAAAAGGAAATATACGACGAGTACATAGAGCAGCTTACGGGCAACCTTGGTGATATAGCAGTTCAGCAAGCGGCGTTTGAGGCAAAGAGCTATGAAAGTGTAGTAGTTAATTTTGAGTCTAAAATCCCGGCTGCCGTGCAAGTATCGGCGGCTGTAAGATTGAACCCAATGCAAATACAGAATTATGCTGGTGATCTACTTATTGAGCCTTTCGCTAGGGATTGGACTAAGAGAGAAACAGCGCGAGTAACAAGCGCAGTACAGCAAGGTTTCTACCAAGGGCAAACCAACGCACAGATAACGCGAAATATACGCGGCACAAAGGCAAATAACTACCGTGACGGCGTTTTAGATATCAGCAATAGAAGTGCAAAGACTACCGTTAGAACGATGGTGCAGCACGCGTCCAGTCAAGCTAGACAGGCAACGATGAAAGCTAACGCCGATTTAGTCAAAGGTTATGAGTGGGTAAGCACGCTAGACTCAAGAACAAGCGATCAGTGCGCATCTTTGGATGGAATGAGATTTGATGTTGGCAAAGGTCCCATGCCTCCTATACATCCAAATTGCAGATCAGTAACTACTATTGTCCTAGATGAGAGTTTTGACTTTCTTGATGAGGGCGCGACTAGGTCATCTAAGGGTGCCAATGGTGGTGGTCAAACATCGGCAGATCAAACATATTATGGATGGCTAAAGTCTCAGCCTAAAGCATTCCAAGATTCAGCAATCGGCCCTAAAAGAGCAAAGCTACTACGTGATGGCGGCCTAACCTCAGAAGAGTTTGCACGCCTATCATTGAGCAAGAATTTCCAACCTCTTACTCTTGTTGAAATGCGTAATTTAGAGCCGTCAGTGTTTGAGAGAGCTGGGTTTTAGTGACGAAAATTGTCACATATTGACGTATATTGTCAATATGTTAAAATCAAGCAAATTAACGGACAGGTATAAACCATGAACTTTGACGATTACGAACTAAGCGACGAGATTAAAGCTAAAATCCAAGCAGATTATGATGCTGACATTAAGGGCTTGAAAGATAAAAACTCAGAACTTATTGAACGCAACTCGACCATTAAAGCTGAGAACGAAAAAATCCAGTTAGACATGGCAACCATTGCGAAAGATGCAGAGATTGCCGCCGCTGAGGTTAGCAATAACGTTGAGGCATACAAAAAGGCTTTAGCTGAAAAGGATGACTTGGTTGAATCGACCAGACTTGAGTTTGCAGAAAAAGACAATGCAAGAGTTATTGATATTGCCGTAAGTGAATTTACTAGCTCTCACGTATCAGCTGATCCAGCCGCACGAAAATATATGGAATCGGTCTATCGCGAAAGCATTACAGCGGTAGATGGTGAGGTTAAGCCTAAAGACGTAACTAAGGCAACAATCAAAGAACTAACGCAGTCAATCGTTATGAACGATGATTACAAAAATTATATCCGTCAGGATGTAGGTAGTGGTGCTGGTTCGGCTGGCTCCACATCGACGAATGGTCAGGCCAAGTCGTTGAGCCAAATGACAGCAACGGAGGAAGCTATTTTTGCCAACTCTCAACCTGAGCTATACGCTCAAATGACTAAATAATAGGAGCCTAAAATGGCTACAGTACAAATTGCAGATATTTACAACCCATTAACTTTTTCTCGCCGTGAGCAAGAAAAGCAAACCGAGTTAAACGCGTTCATTCAATCAGGGATTATGGTTGCTGACCCACGACTTTCTGAGCAAGCAAGCCAAGGCGGCTCTATTGGTGAATTGCCTTTCTTTAAGCCGTTAGGTACAGAGGAGCCTAATTACTCAAGCGATAATCCGGCCACGGTATCTACGCCTGCCAAAGTAACGTCAGATAAGGCGTTATTCCGTCTAGCTGCACAAAACAAGAGCTGGTCTACTATGGACTTGGCTCGTGAACTTGCGTTAGAAGATCCAGTTGGCGCGATTACTTCACGCGCTGGACAATATTGGGCTACCAATAACCAAAAGCGTTTAATTCAATCTTGCGTTGGCTTGCTTGCTGATAACGTAGCGAACGATGGCGGTGATATGCTTAATAGCGTAGCAACTGATGGTGCTGGCGCTGTTACTGCTGCTGAGATTATCAGTGGTGGCGTTATCATTGATGCGGAAGCTACGGCAGGCGACCATCAGGGTATGTTTACTGCCCTCGCCGTGCATTCGGTGGTTTATGCCAATTTGCGAAAACAAGGGCTTATTGAGTTCATCCGTGATGCAGACAATAACACCCTATTTACTACTTACGGAGGCAAGCGCCTAGTAATTGATGACTCATTGCCTGCTGTTGCTGGCAGTAACCGAATCACTTACACAAGCGTTCTGTTTAGTGGTGGTGCGATTACTTCTGGCGAAGGTCGTGTAATGGTCCCTTCTGAAATGGATCGTTTGCCCTCGACTGGTAACGGTGGCGGTCAAGACGTTATTTACTCGCGCCGTTCAGATATCATCCATCCACTAGGCTTCTCATTCTTATCTGCCTCGGTAGCTGGTGATTCTGCTACACATGCTGAGCTAGCTACTGCTGCTAACTGGAATCGAGTTTGGGAGCGTAAGAACATCGGTATCGCTTTCATCCAAACCAACGGCTAATAGCCTCTCTACCTAGCGTCCTTCGGGGCGCTTTACTTAACGGAACAATATCATGGCTAAAAAAGAATTAACGGTTGATGAGCATAACGCGAATGTATTTGCGGAAATTAAAGAGTTAGAGGCAAAATTAGCTAAACTGAAAACTCAAGTTAAATCAGAATCTCAAAAGCCTCAAGCAACATTGCAAGAGTGTATTGCGATGAACAAGAAGGCCGCTAAACTTTCGGCTGTAGTAGAAAAATCAAAGCCTAACACTAAATCATTGTAGGTAAATCATGTCTCTAATAGTCGAAGATGGTACAGGAATAAGCAACGCAGACAGCTACCAGACTTTGGCTGATGCAAGAAATAACGCAAACGCTTTAGGCTTAACGCTACCCGCTACTGATAAAAAGGCAGAGGCGGCTTTAAGGAATGGCGCTAGATACGTTAACCGTTACGAGAGTCGGTTTTCCGGTACTCGGCTATTAGATACGCAATCATTGTCATATCCGCGTGAGAATAGTATTCGATGCTTCGGTACTAATTGCAGTGACGTTGCTTCTGGCGTTATCCCTAGTGAGCTTGTCACGGCTCAGATGCTGGCTGCTGTTGAGTACGGTAAAGGCACAAACGTTATGCCTGCTGATGACGGGTTATCGGTCAAATTAAAACAGGGTGACGGGCTAAAAAAAGAGTTTTTCGATAACGGCAAAACGGGAAAGTCTGTAACTATTACCGCTGCTGTTGACGCATTAAAGCCGCTGATGATTGCTGGTGGTAGATTTTCAGCTAGAACAGTGAGGGTTTAGAGTGAACAAAAACGATTTGTTGTCTCTTGTTGCCAACGACATAACCACCAACGCCAACAACGAAATAACGGGCGCTATACTTGCGAACGTGCTTACTCAGTCGGTCAATTCATCACTAAACCTTGATGACGGTGATTCGCGTCTAGAAAACTATAGTGTGTCAAATAATACCGGGGTGATATCCAACATATTAGCCGCAGGCACTACATTAAATACTTGCACTTTATTGCTTGAATCGGGTGAGGCCGCTATCGGTCAGAATCCAGTTTACAGAAATACTCTGGGAGCGGTGCAGGCCACATACTTAGACGAAACGAACGATAAGTTTTTGTTTCCTTCTAATTTAAATACTTATAGCACGGCTTACACTCAATACGATGTCAGGGTGACACTTGTAATTGATCACCCTGCTGTCAGCACGAATCAATCTATTATGATTAAATGCTCTATTAAAAGAGAGGTAGATGATTCTGTTGTTTCTGAGGTTCAGCACTTAATACATCATCACCCTGTAGCTACAGGCGAAAAAGTGACGCTTAATTTTAAAACGTTCGTGAATACAGAAGCCGACCCGTATGTGGTTGATGGCATGTATATCGCACTGGAGAATATGGCGCTATCCTCTGGTAGTTTTACGCTAACAGAGTTTGATTTTAGGTTATTTAAGTCGTGAGCTCGTTCGCTGACGAAATGAAAGAACTGTCTGACGAGCTTTTGTCTGAATTTGACGAGCGTGAAGGCGACGAAATCATCAAGCTAAAGGTTTTGGGTGTTTCGACTTATGACGAGACGCTACGCCGCAATGTATTTGCAGCCGATCAAGAATACCCAATGACGGGAGTCGCCAGTAATTACAGCGAGTCAATGATTAACGGCACCACTATACAGTCGGGCGATGTATTGCTAACTGTTTTTTGCGAGGTTAATCCAAGCCAAAAAGACAAGGTTGTAATGGATGGATCAGAATATTCGATAGTGAATGTCATGCCCACGGCCTTCACTGGGATGAGCAAAGTTATTAACCACAAGTTGCAGATAAGAAAGTGAGCTTCACAAAAGAAGTGAAAAGTTTTGCTCTTGGTTTTCAGAAGGGATCAGAAAAAGCAATTAGAGGTACGACCATTAAGTTGTGGGAGGCGGTGATATTATCAAGCCCCGTAGATGAAGGAAGGTTTCGCGCTAACTGGTTTGCAAGCATGAATGGCGTTACCACAACAACAAAGAACACAGATCGAAATACGGCAACCGCCGCGAAAGCGGCGCAAGCGGTGTTATCGCAAGCAGATTTTTCAAGGTTTACATTGTCGAATAATCTACCTTACGCCTTGCGCCTTGAGTATGGTTATTCAGATCAGGCGCCTGCTGGCGTAGTAAGGACAAACGTAAAACGATTCAATAGGTTGTTAGCAGCCGAAGCCAAAAAGAGTCTGCCTAAATGAAAATATTTACAACCCTGCAAGGAATATTTGACGATGCGCTTTATCAGTTCGGGCAATCTAACACTATAAAAGTGTGCCGCGAAAATATCGACGCACCGACTAGCACAGATACACCGTACCTTTCTGGCTTTTTACTATTATCACCAACAGAGCAAGCAGACATTGGAACAACTGAGTTTAGGCAGGGTATCTATCAGGTAGATATAAATTACGCGTCACACTTAGGGAGTGCGCCACTAAACGAAATGGCAGACCTTATAAACCAAGAGATTTACGCGGGTAAGCATTTAGAGTGGAATGGTGTTTGCTCTACGATTGAATCGGTCGATCTATCGCCACTTATTGTAAGTGATGGATGGGCTAAAAAATCTCTGTCAATAAACTTTAACGCATATACAAATAGGATTACATCATGACAACTCCCTTTAGCGGTTCAAATACAGAGCACTGGTATGTAGTGGAAACGGTAGCAGGTGTTACGCCTACTTCTCCAGCGTGGACAAAGCTACGCAACACAGGCGGCATTCCTTCGTTAGGAAGAGATACTCAGATTTCTAATGAGCTTAACGGTACTCGCGAAATATCTAGTGTTCGAGTAGGTAGCAAACAAGTGACGGGTGAATTTTCTGTTGAGCTATCACAATTAAGCCAGGACGAGTTAATTGCTAACGCGATGACATCCGCATGGGTTGGTGGCGTTACCGGTTCGAGCTTGAGTGTAACCGTTGATAGCGCAGGCAAAACATATACACGCGCGGCTGGAGATTTCGTTTCTGACGGCGTAGTTGTTGGCGACCTCGTTTACTTTGCCGACTTAACTGGCAATAACGCTAAGCCGTTTATCGTCACCACGGTTACAGCAACAGTTATCACGGGTGCAGGAATTACGGTTTCATTAACTGACGAGACAGTGACCACCGACTACGCTACAGGCGACAAGATCGGCACAGGCTCGCTATGCAAATCTATATCGGTAATGACTTGGTTTAAAGGTAAGTGCGGAACTGCTGACGCTTTCTTGCTTACCACGGGTCTGGAGTTCACGGGTTTTAGTTTTGAAATGGCAGTAAATGCACAGGTTACAGGGTCGTTCCCATTCATTGCTAGGGAAAAAACCCCTATTCCTGCGCCCCCTGCTGGTTCAACATATAACACCGATTTAACAACGACTGCTTATAGTGGTGTTGACGGTAAGATATTGGTTGAAAATGCGGTGCAAGCCCTGTTTACTAGCGCGTCGATCACGAATGACAATGCGGCTTCAGCTCAATTCGAGTTAGGCAGCGACAGCACATCATTTATTGAGCGAGGCAACGCAACTAACACGATTAGCGTCAGCGCATTCATGGCCGACACAGTTTTATTAGAGCGGTTCATAAATGAAGATGCCACGAGCTTTACTGGTGTATTGAGCGGTGCTGATGGTGCTATGTCGTTTAGTCTTCCGGTTGCGGTTATAACGTCTGCTGCGCCTGAAATTGGCGGTCCAACCTCTATCACTCAAACGGTAGAAGCTACGGGTACAGGTAACAGCAATCAATCATCAATTATCGTGCAGCGTTTAACGTACTAAGTTTATGGGGAGGGCGCTTGCGCTTGTGGGTCGTCCGTCTCACGCCTCCCCACCCTATTTAACGGACACTTAACGGACAACTATTATGACAAAGAAAAAAGTATTCTCAATTTCTGATTTTCACACCAAAACCCTTCAAGAAACACCGTCGAAAATGCCCCTGCTTATGGATGACGAAGATACGGGCTGTTATTTGATGGTGAAGGGCTTGGACGCTAAAAGCGTTGCTCAGTATAGGCTTGACTCCCAAGTTGCTTACGGTCGATTGTCGGACGAATCAGAAGGCATTGAAGATAAGTACGAAAAGCTAACTTTTATCAATGACGGGCAGGAAGCGGTTCAAAACTTACTAGCATCTAATCTAATCGCTGGCTGGTCTTTTGATCAGGAATTTACCCGCGAAGAAGTGGTTAAGCTGTTAGATGAAAACAAAGGTTTGTGTGCTTCTGTTATTGCTCACGCCGCAACGGGTAAAGAATACTTTGCAAAAAAGTAACCGCCCTGCTTGATTATGCGGATTTCACGTATAAGGGTTTAAAGCCTAGCGAGCATGGTGGGACTGAGTCAGATCATATAAAGGCGCTGCGAGGAATGGGCGCTGATATACCCGATGACACCGTTGATATGCCGCAATCAATGGCGTATTTGTGGGACTTGCACAGGGAGATTAGGTTTTCATTAATACCCGGGAATACTGATGGCGTTAAAACAAACCTACTTTCACCGCGTGAATCGCTAACACTTGTATCGGTTATCAAATACGTGGAATACACAGGGCTAAACTTAAATAAAGCAGAGATAAGTGCTATTATGTCGCTAGATAGTATTTACAACAGGTATTGCGCATGACCACAGCTAGACTCACTGCCGTCGTTGAGACCAAAGGTGTACAAAAGGCCAATAGTGATCTTAATAAATTCATTAAAAGCGCGAACGATGCTGATAAAAAAACGGGCAAACTTGGCAAGTCATTTAAGTCTTTTGGTCGAAACGCGTCAGCATCTATTGCTGCTATTGATGGCCCTCTCGGCGGCATATCTTCTCGCGTCACTGCATTAACCACCGTTGTTAACTCTGGCACTTTAGCTTTCACTGCTTTGGGTGTTGGTATTACTGCGGCATCGGCTGCGCTAATTGTTGGCACTCTTGAGTTAGACAAGCAAAATATAGCATTAAAATCTACAGAGGCGCTATTAAAGGCAACTGGTAATGCCGCTGGTGTAACCGCTCTACAGCTAGAAGATGAGGCGCGTGCCATTGCGCTCAATACGTTAGCTAGTGTTGATGGCATACGACAAGCACAAAATATATTCCTTACTTTTAACCGTGTTCAGGGCGATGTTAGAGCTGATGCTGTTGCGCTATCTCAAGACTTGGCGCAAGTATTCGGCGGCACTGCTGCATCACAAGCAACTCAGCTAGGTAAAGCACTTCAAGACCCAATAAAAGGTATTACGGCACTAACTAGGGTTGGCGTAACATTTACCGAGCAACAAAAAGAGCAGATTAAGACACTCCAAGATTCAGGTGATATTCTTTCCGCGCAAGGCATTATACTTGACGAGCTAAAAGGTCAGGTTGGCGGCGTTGCTGCTGCGGTATCTAGCGGAACATTGGCAGGCGGCTATGATGAGTTCATTCAGCGCATACAAGAAACAAGCCGATCTATAGCTGACTCAAGCGGGTCTTATGACTTAACTCTATCTTTTTTCGGTAAGCTAAACGGATTGCTTGAAAAGGTAAACTATTCGTTTAGTGACAAAGCTGTAGTGAATGACGCTATCGGCAACGTTAGCAAGCTAAGGGATCAGTATATTCTTATTGAGGAGAGAATAGAAAAACTGAACCGCCTTGGCTTTGTTAGCAAGCTTGTGGTAGACCAAGAAAAGGTTAGGCTCAAAGAAGTTCAAGCGTTAATGGATGAGCAGAACGCCATCATTGATAAGTTTTATCAGAATAAAGAAAAACAACGAGAAGATGAAAATTTAGCACAAAAACAATCTGCCGCAAAACAGCTAGAGCTAACAAAAGCATCAGCACAGTCAGACCTTGACGCTCTATTTAAGCGCGGATTAAGCAAACAGCAACTAATCAACCAGCAAGAAAATGAAGAGCTGGAAAAGTTCTCGCAAGCTAACGCTAAAAAGCTTGGCCTAGAGATGGAGTATGCACGCGCCCGCGCAGAAATAAGGAAAACGGCGGCTGACCAAAGGGCCGTTTTCGCTCAAAAAGAGATTGATGCGCAAGCCAAAATAGATGAAAAGCTACAGGCAGATAAAGATAAGGCACGCGAAAAACTAGAGTCAGACAAGGCTACAGCCCAGGAAAAGCTAGACTTCTTTGTTCAGCTAAATAATACAGAGCTTGAAGAAGTTGACCGCGTAGAGAGTGAGCGGCTAGCGATAATACAAACCTACCTAGATCAAGGCTTGACTAACAAGCAAGCGGCCATTGACGCTGAAATAGCTATTCAGGCAGATGCAATGCGTCAGCGTATTGATATAGCAGACGAAGAAGCGAAAGAACGCGACCGTATAGATAAAGAAACGCGGCAAATGCGTGTTGATACCGCGCTAGGAGTATTAAATGATCTTGCAGCTATTGGCGGTAGAGAGTCCAAAATATTCAAAGCAACAGCAAAAGTAAATGCGCTAATAAAGACTTACGAGGCGGCAAACAGTGCTTATGCTTCGTTGGCCCCCATCCCTATTGTTGGCCCCGCTTTGGGCGCTGCGGCTGCTGGCGTTGCTATTGCTGCAGGTGTTGCAAATGTAAGGGCTATCGATTCGGCGCGTGAGCAAGGCGGCACATTAGCGGCGGGTCAATCATCTACAGTGGCAGAGCGTGGGCTTGAGATACTAACACCAGCTAATGCTAGCCGGGTTAGAACTGCTAACGATATGCGAAACATTATGGGTGAGTCTAATGGCAAGCCAGAGGTGAATATCGTCGTTATAAACCAGAGCGAAGGCAATAACACGGTAGAGCAAAGCACTGATGATGAGGGTAGAATTATTCTGCTTATTCGCAAGACTGTATCGGGCGATATAGCAGACCCTAATAGCCAGACATCCAAATCACTCGGCGCAAATACTACCGCCCAAAGAAGGAGAGCGTAATGGGTGATAAATGGTTTCCTAATGGCATAAAGCCGCTTGTAAATAAAACGTATTCATTTAGTCGCGGCTCTAACGTGCTGCAAACTAAAGTGGATGCGGGAATGCCTCGGTTTAATCTTGATCGAACGCTTGAGCCTGTACCGTTTACGCTTAATTTCGTGATGAGCAATTTGCAGTATCAGATATTTTTAAGCTTTTATGATGGCGCAATAAATCACGGCGGCGATTCATTTAAAATGCTGTTGGATAGTGGCGGCGGAATTGTTGAGCATCAAGTAAATATATTACCTAACACCTTAAAGCAAAGCCGACCTAGCGCGTGCAACTGGGTTGTATCGTTCAGTGTGTTGGCACAGGTAACACCGTCACAGCTTGAATCGTGCAGTGCTGCTTATGATCTTTATCAGTGTTACGGTGATGGGTCTAGCGCATTGCTGCAAGCGTTCGAGGATTTTGTCGTGGAGTTACCAAGTGCCTAATCCAGAGGTTGAAGCGTATCAACGAAAGCTAGCATCTAATCCAGAGGGTGAGAGATTCTTTAAAACCTTGTCGCTTTACAATCCATATATTAGCAAAACATATCACTTTGTTGAAGATTCGGTGGAACTGGTCGCTTTAGATGAAAACGGTGTAAGTATTACTTATTCACCAGCATCAATTAATAGCTCGGTTAGTATGCAGTCTAACGACCTAGATCAAAATGCAACTTACACGATATCGGATGAATATAATATTCTTGATGGTGAGCTAGACCTAATCCCTATGGATAGCTTCGACGAAACAACGGCGACATTTAGGGGGTATATGGGGGATTACCTGGATAGCCCCACAGAAGTGGTGAGCTACACAGTAAATTCTATCGCCCAATCGAAAGGCTCGTTTACTTTGCGAACGGGTGTTCCAGACTTAAACTCAGATCAAACGGGGCAGATTTACGATTTTGACACATTTCCAATGTCACGGGCTATATTTTGATACAATATATCGGCTTGCCTTACTCTTTCGCTAGTTTTAACTGCTGGGATTTTGTTGTAAAGGTTCGCAAAGATAACGGTCTACCTTGTGAAGTTTTTAGGCCAAAAAAGCTACGGGATGCTTTCAGGTTAATAAAAGATCATATTGAAAGCGAACACGCTGGCTTTACAAAAGTGGACGAATTGCAAAACTTTGATTTGCTTGTGTGCGAAAAAGATATGGGTAAAGACTCAACTTTTCACTGCGGGATATTCTTTGACGGCTTAATTTATCACTGCGATAGAGCCGCAAGACAAGTAACATTTAATACGTTAAGCGATTTTTCAAAACCATACAAGAAGGTTACATTTTGGCGTTAATCAAACTTTTTAATCAGCTTGAAGAAGAAATGATACCAGAGGTCATAGAGTATGACGGAACGGTCATCGGCTGGATTAACGAAAACATAAAGCACGGTCAGAACTTCAAAGTTTACGTGGGTGCTCTTTGCGAAGAGAATGAAATAAGCCGCGATATAGACAAAATGCAATCAGCCGATTCGGTCAGCGTGGCAATCCTTTCTGGTGATCCGTTTACCATACTTGTTACTCTTGTGGTTGCGGTTGCCGCTGTAAAACTGCTTACCCCAGATATCCCAAACATACAGCAAGACTCTGGAAGACAAAGCTCTAACAATTCGCTTGCTGATCGTAAAAATAGATTTAGGCCAAATGCTAGAGTCCCCGATATTTGCGGCAAGATAAAATCAATACCGGATGTAATAGCGCAAGAATATGCGAGATATGTTGATAATGAAGAGCAGAGATACGGTTATTACTGCATTGGGCGCAATCAGTTACAGGTAGAAGAGGTTAAAGACGGCGATTCACTTATATCTGATTTAGCAGGCGCGTCTGCTGGTGTTTATTACCCAAGTAAATCGCCTAATAATTCTGCTCCAGATATTCAGATTGGCGAACCAATTAATCAAGTTGTTTATGGTGTATTTAAGTCTGGCGATGCTATTGGTCAAACTATTTTAGCCCCTAATGAAGAGGATTACTCTGTACTTGGGTTTTTTAACAGTATCACAGTGAAATGCAGCAAAGCATTAATAAATGTTTATTCGCCAAGCGGTCTATATCGTCAAGATGGCGGCAGCAGGGTTTCAAAATCAGTTAACTACACGGTTAAAGTGTTCAAACTTGATGATGATTTTCAGCCTATCGGCGAGTCTTATGTGATTAACGAAACAATCACAGGCAATAACTCAAACGAAAAAGGTAAAACAACCGAGATTGATTTTGGTGGTAATTTTTACTTTCATGTTTCAGTTGAGCGAACTAGCAACGCTGATTTTTCTGGTCAGGCAGTTGACGAAATAAAACTAAAAGACATATTTGGTCTTTATGAAGTTGATAAGGATTTTTTCGGCAACACGACGACAATTCAAACAAAGCGAATAGCTAACGCTCAAAACGCATCAATTAGAAGTCCAGAAATTAACTGTATAGCTACTGAAATGGTTTACAAATACCTCGGCAATGGTGTATTTGATACAGTTTTAACACCTAACGCCCAGGCAATGCAGTCATTGATAAGATTGGCGCTTGATCCGTATGTTGGTCGTCGCTCTATTGAAGAAGTTGACGCTGACTTGCTTATTGAAAATCAGGCGGCGGTTGAGTCGTATTTTGGTAGCGCGGAGGCCGGGCAATTTAACTATACGTTTGACAACGAAAACACATCCGCTCAAGAAATATTTTACACAATAGCGGATGCGGCTTTTTGTGTTTTGTGGCGCGAGGGTAGGGTTTTAAAATCTTACTTTGAATCACCGCAATCAATACCCGCGATGGTATTTACGCATAGATCAAAAGCGCAGAATAGCGAGACGTGGACGAGAGATACCGCGCAAGGTAAGCGAAAAGACTCGGTAGAATTTACTTACACTGACAGCAAAACATACAAAAAAGAAACGTTGTATTTTCCTGCTGACAGATCGGGTAAGAACCCTAAAAAAATAGACCTAAACGGAATCAAAGGAAAAGCGCAGGCCACATGGCGAATGATGCGCGAATACAATAAATTGGTTTACCAAAAAGAGGCGGTAGATTTTACTGCAACGATTGAAGGGTCCCTCGTTAAACCAATGCAGTTAATATCTGTAGTTAAGGGTACGCGTGTTGGTTCTTATGATGGAGAAGTATTAGCGGTTGATGGCCTTAATTTAACGCTTTCACAAGCTATAACCTTTACCCCTAACGATGACCACTTTATCATATTAAAGCGGCGTGACGGCTCAGTAGAGTCGATCCCTGTCGTTGATTTTGGCAGTAACAGAGAATTACAGTTACAATACGCTCCAAGCGAAGAGATTTACACGGGAAATAGCGAGCTTAGGACTGAGTTTAGTTTTGGTAATGAAGCTAGGCTTGAGGGGCAGTTAATGTTACCTATTGAGATTGACGCGAGTGACGGCCAGTATGCAAATATAAAGGCTATAAATTATAGTGATAACTATTACAAGGATGATCCCGCGCTTCCAGTGCCGGGTGATTTTAACAACGATTTTAACAACGACTTTGGATAAAAGATTATGGCTTGCTCAGATCAGATAAGCACAACCGAATTAGAAAATGCCAAGACAGACGCGGTTAGTTTGGCTGAGTTTGCCACGTCCAGAGTGGGCGGAGAGGCATCAGGCGCGTTAATAGACTCAAGCACAACAAGGCTAGGCGATACGTTTTCTACTGTAAGAGGTCAGCTATCAAAGCTAGGCTATGAAGTGCCTATTGCTTATGCGTCAGGAATATCTTTCACTGTTGATGATGGACCAAAAACGGTAGAAGAGGGCGGTCTTATTTATGCCCCCCTTATTTCTGCTTTACCGTTCACAACGAGCGGAACTTTTGCAACCGATGCTGCTAATTTTAGGCTTATCGTTATCGCTGCTGATTATGCACCGGATTATGTAGCGGATTATGTAGAGCTAGCTGCGCTCGATGTAGCCACATTAGTAGACGGCCAAACCCTAACAGTCACCGACGAAGGTATAGGCGGCCAAGGTGTGTTGCGTAATGTAGTTGGTCATGGTTTTTTATCAGAATCTGGCGATATTGTAAGAATTGATGACGACTGGTTTTGGCAAAGAATTACAACAGGAAGAACGTTTACAACTGAGGAGAAAACTATATACGTGTCGCCAACTGGCGACGATTTAACTGGTGACGGTTCTTCTCTCAACCCCTTTGAATCAATACAACGTGCGGTCGATGAAATACCGATTAATGTCCTGCATCGTCAGGTCATACAGCTTATGGATGGCGTGCATTCGGCTGGCAGCGGATTCACGAACCCTATATCTGGAGCGTCAACAGTAAGAGAGGTTCGGGTTCTGGTTGACAACAAAAATATAAACGGTAGAGATATGCTTGTAATTCAAGGCAATCTGACAAATAAGCAACTCACTACCATTAACCATGACGATGTTTACTCAGCACTATATGTTGAGGAAACCAACGGTGTAGTATTAAAAAATGTGAATATAGACTTCTCGCTTAATGTAGATGCTGCAATTTCTATTTTCCAGCACAGAAGGGGTGATATGAGGTTGTCGGATATATCAATAAATGGAAATGATGTAAACGGTTCCCATGCAATAATTGGAGAGACGGGCGCATTTATTGAGATGGCGGGAGAGATAGAAATAAATAACGTCGAGCGGGGTGTTGTCTCTCTTGAGGCTGTCATTTCATTCACTGGCAGTTCACTCTCTCATGACGGAGGGACTGCGACACAATCCAGAACATTTGAGTGCGGAAGTGAAGGGCAGATATATATGTTTAGCGGGGCGCTTAACGTATCAAATGCACAAAGGATTATTTGGAATAAAAGTGGTTATGTATTATGTTCACCATCCAGCAGCGTGACTTCAAACATAACAGGGTTTGCTATTGATTGCGACTCAGGAGCTGAGATTGAGGCTAGAAGAATCCTTACAACTGGTGGCGCTTTGGGAGTAAATAACAAAGGGGGTTACGTCACTATAAATCTTTGCAATTTCATAGATCAGACAACTAGCGCTGTTTACTGTCAGGATAATGGTACTGTAATTATTGACGACTGTACGCTCAGAGATACTACAGGGACAAAGAATATAGTTGCTAGCGATAATGGGAACATTGTAGTGCGAGGGGATGGGGATATATACGATGGCGCGAGAGGTATATATGCCAAGAACTCAAAGGTAGAAATTGAGGAACAAGTAAATATTTCTAATAACAAGTTCAACATTGACGCTCGCGAGTCGGAAGTCCGCCTAGTAGGTACCTTGGCGAATCCGATTGCTTGTAACTCGTTTGTTACTAACGCTTTGTACTTAGTGGGGTGTAACGTATTCCTACAGCACGTAACTATAGCTGCATTAGCCGGTAAAACTTCCGTTATTGCTATCGGGTCTAATATCTATAACGGCGGTGGCGTTAATGTAGACGGCGGTTACCGAGGGTTTGACCTGTCACAGAATGCCACATTAACGGCTGATACTACTACCGGTAGCGATATTACTAACGTAACCGGTGAAGGCATTACCGCCCGTCGAGGGTCTCAAGCTTATTATCGCGCTTCATCGATGGATTTTACAGGAACTACTACGAATACAGTACAAGAAACCACTAAATCGGCTCATGTAACTTCCTTTTAGAGTTGAAAAAATATTTTAGTATCTACCGTTAAGCCAATCAGGCGACCGCGACCCAGTGCAGGCCGTAGTCGCCTTT